ATGTGCTGCAAAAACACGCACTTGGCGAAACTGAAGAGCTTTCGATGAGCCGCATGAAGGCCATCGAGATTCTGTTGCGCAAGAGCATTGCCGACCTGTCCGCGATCACGTTGTCCGGGGACGCTGAAAACCCGTTGGCCTTCGAAAAGATCGAACGTGTCATCGTCCGTTCTCCGAATCCAGACGCCTGAAGTATTCGAGCCACTGCTTGCGCATGCTCGGTACAAAGGCGTTCATGGCGGGCGGGGGTCGGGTAAGTCGCACTTCTTTGGTGAGCTGTGGTTGGAAGAGAACGTAGCCGAGAAACTGGATTGCGTCTGTCTTCGGGAAACGCTGAAATCGCTGGAGTTCTCGGTCAAGAAGCTGCTCGAATCAAAGATCGAGCGCTTCAACGCAGGTGCATATTTCGATGTTCAGGACCGTCGCATCCTCTCCAAGCATGGTGGAGTGACGATCTTCGAGGGCATGCAGAATCACACAGCCGAGTCGATCAAGTCGCTGGAAGGGTTCGATAGAGCTTGGTTCGAAGAGGCGCAGAACGCGAGCGACAAGAGCCTCACACTGCTGCGGCCAACGATCCGCAAGCCAGGGTCGCAGATGTGGTTCGGCTGGAATCCAGACCTGAACACAGACCCGATTGACGTGCTGCTCAGGGGCGATGAATTGCCCAAGGGCGCGGTGGTGGTCGAAGCAAACTACATGGACAACCCGTGGCTTCCGCAAGAGCTGCGAGACGAAATGGAGTTCGACCGCCGCCGCGACCCAGACAAGTACGCGCACGTGTGGCTCGGTGAGTACCGCAGGAACAGCGAAGCCCGAGTGTTCCGCAACTGGACGATTGAAGAGTTCGAGGTCGATCCCAAGGCTACCATCCGGCAAGGTGCTGACTGGGGATTCTCGGTCGATCCGTCCGTGCTCGTGCAGTGCTGGATTGAGGGGCGCAAGCTCTATGTGCCGTATGAAGCGTACCGCGTGGGCTGCGAGATCGTAGACACCCCGGCGCTGTTCATGACCGTGCCAGACAGCGAGAGGTGGCCAATCGTTGCCGACTCAGCCAGGCCCGAGACGATCAGCCACATGCAGCGCAACGGCTTCCCGAAGATCATGCGCGCGGTCAAGGGCGCGAAGAGTCTGGAGGAAGGTGTCGAGTTCCTGAAGAGCTTCGACATCGTGGTCCACCCGCGCTGCAAGCATTTGATCGACGAGTTGACGCTGTACAGCTACAAGACCGACCCGCTCACGAATCTGGTCATGCCAGTGTTGGCAGACAAGGACAACCACGTTATTGACGCTTTGCGCTACGCCTGCGAGGGTGTTCGCAGGGCTGCTCTCGCACGACCGAGGCGAGAACTCAAAACCATTCCCGACTCATCCGGCTCCTGGATGGGTTAACCCGATAAAGGCATCGCTGCGAAGCGCCCCGAACTTATGGCAACCAAACCCGCGGACAAGAAAGACACCGTTCTTGCTACGGCGAAAGAGCGCTTTCAATATGCGTTGAGCCGCGAGTCGGAGAACCTTGCGCGCATGAAGGAAGACATCCGCTTCGCCGCGTCGTCTCCTGATGACCCTTGGCAGTGGGACGAAACGACCCGCAAGGAGCGCAAGAACAACCGGCCCATGCTGACCATCAACAAGATGCCTCAGCACATCCGCCAGGTCACGAACGACATCCGCCAGAACAGGCCGTCGATCAAGTACCGGCCTGCGGACGACAAGGCAGACGTTGAGGTCGCAGAGATCCTGATGGGTTTGGCCCGGCACATCGAGGCGCATTCCGATGCAGACGTTGTGTACGACACCGCAGCAGAGCACGAAGTCACTTCCGGCCTCGGGTACATCCGCGTGGTGTCTGACTACATCAGCGACGAGTCGTTCGATCAGGACATCTATATCAAGCGGGTCAAGAACCCGTTCCGCGTCCACATGGATCCGGACATCTGCGATCCAGCTGGTTCCGATGCGAAGTGGTGCTTCATCGACGAAGACCTGAAGGAAGACGAGTTCAAGGCTCAGTACCCCGATGCTGATCCCATCGACTGGGACTATGCGGGCGACTCTGAGTGGTATCCCGGCGACAAGCAGGTTCGCGTCGTAGAGTATTTCGAGATCGTGGAGAAGAAGGCCACGCTGTGCCTTTGGGCCAATGGCGAAACGTCGTTCAAGGACGAGCCGCGGCCTGAAGGCGTGATGGCGCCCGAGCAGCCGATCAAAGAGCGCAGCGTCATGAAGTGCGAGTGTCGCTGGCGCAAGATGAACGGCCAGCAGATCCTCGAAGGCGGCGACGAGGGCAAGGTCTTCCCGTCGCGCTACATCCCGGTTGCTCGCGTCGTCGGCAATGAGTACGAGGTAGACGGCAAGAACTACATCTCCGGCATCGTGCGCAATGCGAAGGACTCGCAGCGCATGTACAACATCGCTCAAACGGCCATCGTCGAGCGTGTGATGCAAGCGCCGAAGTCGCCGTGGGTTGCGCCTGCAGAGGCGATTGAGGGCTACGAAAAGGAGTGGCAGACCGCCAACACGGCGAATCACTCCTTCCTGCCCTACAACCACCTGGACGAGGCGAACAACCCAATCCCGGCGCCGAATCGCACCGCTCCAGCAACCGTCGAAACCGGTCTGGCGCAGATCGCAATGTCCGCCTCGGATGACATCAAGGCCGAGACTGGGCAGTACGACGCATCGCTGGGCCAGAAGTCGAACGAGACGTCAGGCAAGGCCATCATGGCGCGCCAGCGAGAGGGCGACAACGCAACGTACCACTACGTGGACAACCTGGCCCGCGCAGTTCGCCACGTGGGCCGGATCATCCTCGACATGATCCCTGCCATCTACGACACCAAGCGTGTCGCGCGCATCTTGGGCGAAGACGGCGAGGCGGCCAACGCGATCCTCGACCCGGAAAGCCCGGAAGCGTTCACGGAAGTGCGCGACGAGAACGGCGAGATCAAGCGCATCTTCAACCCGAACATCGGGCTGTATGACGTGTACACGACGACAGGCCCGAGCTATTCGACCCGGCGGGTGGAAGCCACCGAAGCCATGACCGCGATTGCTCAGGGCAACCCCGAGATGTGGCAGATGGCCGGTGACCTCATGGTCAAGTCGATGGACTGGCCTGGCGCGGAAGAACTCGCCAAGCGCATGCGTCTCATGCTGCCCGCGCCGATCCAGGCCGAGATCAGCAAGGACGAGGGCGGCCCCGAGCAACAGCCGCAGATTCCGCCTGACGTGCAACAGCGAATGATGCAGGTCGCCGAGCAGATGGAGCAAATGGGCCAGCAGCTCCAGAAGATGGATCAGGACTTGCAGAAGGCCAATCAGAAGGTGACCGACGAGACGTACAAGCGCATGAAGGCCGAGATCGACGCGGACAAGGCGAACGCCCTGCTTGCCATCGAGAAGGCGCAGGACAGCGCAGCCGCGGCGAACCCTGCAGCCGGGCAAGGCAACGTGCAGGACATGGTGAATCAGGCCGTGGCCGCAGCTCTTGCCAACATGCTTGAGCAGCGCCAGCCAGAACCGATGCCGATGCCTGAACCGGCGATGGCAATGCCACAACCCGAGCAGCCGCCCGTTGATGGCGGCATGCCGATGCCAGAGAACGAAGGATTCCAATGAACACCGCAGACAACCCGAGCCGATTCATCGCTGTCACACCCTCCGACACCGAGCCCAATGTTGGCGTCGGCTTCAGCGTGGGTGTGACCGGCCCCGTCTCTTTTGAATTCGCCGATGGCACGAACGCAGTGTGGCCCGTGTGCACCGCTGGCGTGTACTACGCACTCTCATTCCAGAAGATCCGCTCGACTGGAACGACTGCGACCGGGATCGTCCGGTTCAGTTAACAACGGGCTCAGCCCGCGTACCTGTGCGTTCACAGGGATCTAAGCATCCGTCGCGAGACGCTGCAAGGAGCGCTAGTTGGAAAACGAAGAAGTTGTCGAGCAATCGACAGTCGTAACGGACGACGCTAAACCCGTGTCGAACACTCCCGAGGTGACTGCCGCCGAAGGGGCCGTGGAAAACAAAGAGCAGGTGGAAAAGGTCTTTACCCAAGCCGAGGTAGATGCCCTGATCCAAAGACGGCTTGTGAAGGAAGCGCGCCGCCAGGCTCGACATGCTGAACAGATGGCTCAAGAACGAGTCGTCGCAGCAGAGCCGAAGCGTGAGCAATTCCAAGATGACGAAGCGTACTCAGACGCCAAGGTGAGGCACCTGGCCGAGACGAAAGCACGCGAGATCGTCGAGCAACGCACCAGGGCAGAACAGACCGACCGTTTGCGCGAGCAATACGACGAGCGGACTGAGAAGGCCCGGGAGCGTTACGCCGATTTCACGGCGGTGGTGGAGAACCCACTTCTGTCGGTCAACGAGGCAATGGCCGAATTCATCATGGATTCGGAGCACGGCCCTGACGTTGCTTACTACCTCGGCAAGAACCCTGCCAAGGCGGACCAGATTGCGCAACTGAGTCCCATCCGAGCCGCGCGTGAACTGTCTCGTATCGAGGCGGAGATCGCAGCGAAACCCAAAGCAAGCCCGAGCAAGGCACCCGAACCCATCACTCCCGTGGGCACCCGTGGCAAGTCCGCCGCTTCGCCGCTTCCGAGCGACGACGACGACATTGAAACGTGGATGCGCAAGGAGCGGGAACGAGTCGCCCGACGCGGGTAATTCCACGACCCCACGAGGCCGCCCTTTGAGGCGGCTTTTCTGTTTCTGAAAGAAGCAAATGGCAAACGACATCCTCACCCCAACCGCAGTGACCCGCAAGGCGCTGCAGGTTCTTCACCAAAAGCTGAACTTCATCGGTTCGATCAACCGCCAGTACGACGACTCTTTCGCCAAGACCGGCGCGAAGATCGGCGACTCGCTGAAGATCCGCCTGCCGAACGAATATCTCGTTTCGGACGGTGCCACCCTCGTGACGCAAGACACGGGCGAACTGAGCACCACGCTGACCGTTTCGAGCCAGAAGCACGTCGGCATGAACTTCACTTCTGCCGAGCTGACGATGAAGCTCGACGACTTCTCGGAACGCATCATCGAGCCCGCAATGGCCGTGCTTGCCGCCCGCATGGAGTCGGATGCCCTGAGCATGGCTCTGGACGTCTACAACGCGGTCAACAACGTCGGCTCGGCGATCACGCTGAACAAGGCTCTCGCTGCTCGCAAGCTGCTCGTGGACAACCTCGCCCCCGGCGATAAGCGCACGCTGATCCTGAACACCCAAGACAACCTCGACCTGGTCGATGGTCTGAAAGGCTTGTTCCAGGACTCCAGCGAGATCAGCAAGCAGTACCGCGAAGGCATGGTCGGCCGCACGGCTGGTTTCGGCACCATCTACGAGAACACGCTGCTCGCCAACCAGACGACCGGTACGGCGCTCGCGGCCACGACCTACACGGTCAACGGCGCGATCACGGTCAACGGCACAGCTGCAGTCACCGTCGCAGTGGGCGCAACGACCTTCAAGAAGGGCGACGTGTTCACGGTGGTGGGTTGCAACCGCGTGCACCCCGAGACGAAGGCCGACACTGGTGTTCTGCAACAGTTCGTCGTGACTGCCGACTACGCTGGCGGTGCTGGTTCGCTGTCGTTCGCTCCTGCGATCTACACCACGACTGGCCGCCAGAACGTCACGGCAGGCGGCATGCCCAACGGTGCTGCGATCACCAAGGTTGGCGGTGCATCGGCTGTCTACAAGCCTTCGCTGGCTTTCCACAAGGACGCCTTCACCTTCGCAACCGCCGACTTGCTCATGCCCGAAGGCGTGGACTGGTCCGCTCGTGAGGTCTACGACGGCATCTCCATGCGGATCGTTCGCCAGTACGCGATCAACAGCGACACGCTCCCGTGCCGTATCGACGTGCTGTACGGCTACAAGACCATCCGCGCGCAGCTCGCAGCCCGCATCCTGAGCAACTGATCATGGCCGGGATCATCACAGGAAACATGCAGTCGATGGGGGTGGCATCGCTCACCCTCTCGCCGGCATCGGTCGCAGCCAACACCACGGCGGAACAGACGTTCTCCATGCCGGGCCTGTTGGCTTCTGACGTCATCGTCAACGTGAACAAGCCCACCGCACAGGCGGGCCTCGGGATCGTTGGCATGCGCGTATCGGCGGCAGGAACGTTGGCAATGACGTTCAGCAACAACACCGCTTCTCCCATCGTCCCCACAGCTTCACAGGTCTACCTCGTGACGTGGGCTCGGCCTGACTCGGTGCAAACCGGCGTCGTCGCCTAAGACTCAAGCCCATTCCTCGGAGTGGGCTTTGTTCTTAAAGGACAGAAATGGCAACTGCTCTTGACCTGATCACTCGGGCGATGAGGATCATCAAAGTCTACGGAACCGGCGAAACCGTGAGCGATGCCGAAGCAACCGACGGCCTCGCATCGCTGAACGCCATGCTGGAGGACTGGGCGAACGAAAACCTCATGCTCCCCGTCGCCAAGCTGAACGCCATCGTTCTCACGCCGGCGCTCGCTTCGTACACCGTTGGGCCGTCCGGCTCGACCATCACTGACCGGCCTGTGTCCATCGACCCTGGCACGTACCTCGACATCGGCGGCATCAGCTACCCGCTAGAGGTCATCACGCTCGACCAGTACAACAGCATCGCGCTGAAGACGCTCACCACGAGCATCCCGCAGTTCATCTACTACAGCCCGACCTTCCCGAATGCGACCGTGACGCTGTATCCGGTCCCCTCGGTCGCGGCCACGCTGAATCTGTGGACTTGGAAGCCAACTACGACGTTCACCAACCTCACGGACGTGGTGAGCCTGCCTCCTGGCTATGTGAATGCCATCGTCTACAACCTGGCCGAGTATCTGGCACCCGAGTTCGGCGCCGACATCCACATTTCGGTGCATACCAAGGCTTCGAGCCTCAAGAAGAAGCTCAAGCGCACGAATTTCACGCCGATGTTTCTTGAGATCCCGGACTCTGTGCCGCGTGGTTTCAACATCTACACGGGGCAATGGTGACTCTGCAACCCGTTCCACTCTTCGGGCTGGGCAACTTCGGCAAGTCGCGCAACGTCTCGTCGCAAAAGCGCACGAACCTTTACGCCGAGATCCACCAGGACGGCGAGAAGGGGACTCTGACGCTGTACCCGACGCCGGGCTTGACGACCTTCGTCAACTTCGGCGCGAGCCCGAGCCGCGGCATCTGGAAGAAAGACGATGTGCTGTACGTCGTCAACCGCGCCACGCTGTGGAAGGTGACCAACGACGGCACGATGACCAACATCGGCACGTTGGCGACCTCTGCAGGGCGCGTGGACATCACCGACAACGGCACACAGATCATCATTGTCGATGGCGTCAATGGGTACATCTACAACACCTCGACGCTGGCTTTCGCGCAGATCACAGACCCGGATTGGCCAGGCGCCAACACCGTCACCTTTCTGAACGGCTATTTCGTCGTGCAGAAGCCGAATACGGGCCAGTTCTACTGCTCCGCGCTCTATGACGGCCTCTCGTGGAACGCGCTCGACTTCGCGACGGCGGAATCGAACCCCGACAACCTGGTCCGCGTCATCGCAGACAACGGACAAATCATCCTGCTCGGCCCAGATACGACCGAGTTCTGGAGCGATTCAGGCGCATTGGACTTCCCGTTCGCACGTGTCGGTGCCGCGGCTATCGAGTGGGGCCTTGCGGCGCGCTGGTCGCTGTGCAAGTTCATGGATTCGATCATCTTCCTGCGCAAGAACCGGCTCGGGGCAGTGCAGGTTTGCACGCTGTCTGGCTACAACGCGCAGCCTGTATCGAACCCAGAGATGGACTACATCTTCAGCCAGTACGCGGCTGTGTCCGATGCGTCCGGGTTCGCCTACATGATCTCGGGCCATCCGTTCTATCAGATCAACTTCCCGACCGCAGGGGAGTCGTGGGTCTACGACGGCCTCAGCAAGGAATGGCACAAGGCCGAGTCCAGCGACAGCCGACACCGCGCCGAGATGCAGATCAACTTCCTCGAACAGTCGCTGGTGACGGACTACGAGAACGGCAAGCTGTACCGCTTCGAGGACGGCGTGCTGACCGATGACGGGCAGACCATCGCGCGCGAGTTCATCTCTCGCCACCAATCGACCGGCAACTACTCGTTCCTGTCGAAGCTGTGGCTCGAAATGGAGGCTGGCGTAGGAACGCTCACCGGCCAAGGCGCCAATCCGCAATTGATGATGCAGTACAGCAAGGACGGCGGTCACACCTGGTCGAGCGAGGTCTGGGTAGACATCGGCGAGATTGGCCAATACGGCGCACGTGCCGTGTTTAACCGTCTGGGCCGCGGGCGTGACTGGCTGTTCAAGTTCCGCGTCACCGACCCCGTGAAGACAGTCTTTATCGGCGCATGGGGGGAGTTCTCGCAATGAACTCCTACGACCTCCCTAGCGGGCCTCCGCTCGACGAAACGGGGAACTTCACAACCGCGTGGGCCGTCTGGCTCACCCGCACGCACAACGCCGTTATCACCGTGCAGCAAAGCGGCCCGACCGCGCAGCGGCCTACGAAGCTGCTTTGGGTAGGCCGGCCCTTTTACGACACCACCCTCAACAAGCCTATCTGGCTGAACGCAATCAACCCCGTCGTGTGGCGGGATGCAGCAGGAATCGCCGTATGAAAGTGACGTATGGCAGCGGCTTCGTGATGACGAGGCCGGGGGCATTGCTCGTTCTGAAAGATGGCGAGGTCGTGTTCAACGTGCCCGACAAGTCGCCCGCGGCGATTCGAAAGCAGATTCGAGCATGGACGAAGAACCTGCTCGATTTGCCAGCCGGTGAGCAGCGCGATTTTGAAGTCGTGCACACATTGATCGACGGGGTTTACACGCGCACTTTGTTCATTCCGAAGGGCTCGATGTTGGTTGGAAAGATTCACCTTAAGGAGTGCGTGAACATCGTTGCCAAGGGCGACATATCTGTGCTCACGGAGACAGGCTCGGGGCGCTTCAAGGCTGGCCACGTGGCTGTCTCGCAGCCAGGAATTCAAAAGGTGGGATACGCCCACGAAGACACGGTCTTCATCAACGTCTTTCGGACGGATGAAACCGACATCGCAAAGATAGAGGCGGAAGTCGCCACCACAGAGTACGCGGAGGACTTGATATGTCAGTAGCATGGGTTGGCGCAGGGATCGCAGCCGTTGGCACGATTTCGCAGATGGACGCCGCTGGCAACGCTGCTAGCGCTCAATCGGGGGCATCCGATCAAGCCACGCAGATGCAGATGATGGCTGCAGCGCAAATGCGCCAGGATCTGCAGCCATGGGTGCAGGCGGGCAGCGCAGCACAGAACCGCCTCAACCAGTATCTCGGCTTGGGTGGTGCGGGCTCGGGTGGCGTCACGTCCATGGGCCTGCAAACCGGCCTCACGCCCGACCAGGTGCGCCAGCAGCTCACCGCTCGCTTCACGCGGAACGTCGCCCCTGCAAACGGAGGCTCCGCGGCGCCCCAGTACCGCAATGGCGCTGCAGCGATCAACGCCTTGGGCGCTGGCGGTGCTGCGCAATACTTCCACGACCAACCCACCGAAAGCTCGACGGCGCTCCGCAACCGCCTCCTTGGCTACGCACCCGAAGGCGCGGTTGTCCGGCAGGGCAGCGGTGATGCGAATACGGGCGTCCATGGCGACGAGTGGTACATGCCTACCTCTACGCAGGCTGGCCCTTCCACCGAGGTGGACTACGAAGGGCTCGACGCTGCCATTGCCAGCTACTACGACGAGGTGAACGCCCAGAACGCAGCAGCCCAAGCAGACCCGACCTACGGCTCTTTGCTGCGCCCATACCGCAACGGCCAGGAGTTCAGTTTTACCGGCCAGGATCTTGCGTCAGACCCCGGGTATCAATTCGGGCTGAACCAAGGCACGCAGGGCATCGAGCGCGCCCAAGCGGCACGCGGCAATTTCCTTTCTGGCGCGGCCATAAAGGAGGCTACGAGGTTCAACGAGGACTACGCCGGCACGAAGTTCAACGACGCCTACAGCCGCAACCTGAGCACCTGGAACACGAACCTCGGCGCGTACAACCAGAACCGGAACACTATCTACAACTTCCTGACGGGACAGTCCACGATGGGCCAGAACTCGGCGGCGCAAGTCGGCACGAACAACCAGCAGACGGCGAACGCGGTTGGCAACAACATCATTGGCGCAGGGAATACACAGGCAGCTGGTGCGGTGGCTGGTAGCAATGCGCTTGTTTCTGGGTTGAACGGCGTTGCAAACAGCTTCAACTCAAACAACAACCTGAATAGTGCAGCGGGCTGGAACACGCTGCTTGCAAATCAGGGCGGTGGGTATAGCGGCTACACCGGCTACACGGGCGGCTCTAACGACCCGATTGCCAATCTCAACACCCAGAGAGGATGGACACCGTAATGGCACTCGACCCGTCAATCGTCTTCCAACTCGGCAAGGGCGTCACGCCCCTTTTGTCGCCCGCTGACCGTGAAGACCAGCAGATGCAGCGAGAGGCAGGGCGCCTGAAACTAAACGCGCTTCGGCAAGAGTCGGAGGACGACGCTGCGTATCGCAATGTCCTGCGCTCTGGCGCAACGCCTGACGAACTGCCGAACAAGCTCTATTCCGCTGGCCTCGGCAAACGTGCGCAAGAAGCCCAGACGTTCCAAGCCACACAAGCGAAGACGGCGCGCGAGGCTGAAAAGTCTAAGTACGAGGCGATCATCCAGAAGTACGACATTGCCGCTCGGATCATGGGGCCAGTGAAGGATCAGGCCACATGGGACATTGCTCGTCAACAGACGGCGCAAGCGTTCGGGCCGGAAGCCGCCGCACAGATGCCAGCGCAGTACGACCCCGCACTGATTGAGCAGAAGCGCGCGCAAGCAATGACCGTAAAGGATCAGCTGGAGCAGAAGTGGAAGGAGATGGAATACACCACCCCTTCGGCCAATGCGCGCCTCCAGGCGCAGACCTCGCAGTCGAACAACGCCGCCACCATCGCGAACTCTCAGCGCACCGCCGACATGACGGACGCCCGCGCGCGTGAAGCCAACGTGAATGGGCGAGTGCCGTCCGGCTACCGCCAGAACCCAGATGGAACGCTCAGTTTCATCCAAGGCGGCCCCGCCGACCCGAACACGAAGCCAGCAGGCGGCAAGCCTCTGAACGACACGCAAGCCAAGGCGCTGCAGTTCGGTAGTCGCATGCAGGTTGCAGGCGAGATCCTCGACAAACTGGCGGAGGACGGCGTGAATACCTCTGTGCCGGGTTCACGCGCGGGGTTTGGTGTAGGCGCCGTTATCAGCGCGCTCCAGCCCGAGCAACGCCAACAACTCGACCAGGCCAAGCGCGATTTCATCAACGCCGTGCTGCGCCGGGAATCTGGCGCGGCCATCAGCCCTAGTGAATTCGACAGCGCAGAGAAGCAATACTTCCCGCAACCAGGGGAGGGTCCGAATCAGCGGGCGCAGAAGAAAGCCAACCGGGAGTTGGCTACGCGCGGCATCCTGGCCGAAGTGCCGGACGCAGAGACTCGAGTTGCTCAGGTTCGCGGCGGCTCAGCAAGTGAACCCCTCAAGGGCCTCAAAGGCGCCAAGCCGCCCGCAACCGATCTCAGCGGCCTCGAAGCCGAACTGAAGCGCCGGGGGCTGCTGAAATGAAAGACTTCGCGTCCATGACTGACGCGGAGTTGATGGCCGCGTACAAGACTGCGAAAGACCCCTTCGAGTCGGCCCTTGCCGCCGAGGGCGTCACCGGGAAGGTTGCGGACATCGCCCGCAGCATCTACCAGCAGGAGTCGGCCAGCGGCAAGAACACCAAGACCTCTAACGCTGGTGCTGTCGGCGGGATGCAGATCATCCCCGCCACGTTCAAAGGCGTTGCTGACAAGGATTGGGACATCAATGACCCGACGCACAACGCACGAGCCGGAATCCGGTACGTCAAACAGCTCTACGAACAAGCCGAGGGCGATCCTGCACTTACCGCCGCGGGCTACTACGGCGGCCCCGGTGGACTTGAGAAGGCTCGCCGCGGGGTTGCTGTCGCAGATCCCCGGAATCCCAATGCTCCCACCACGCTCCAGTACGGAAAGCAAGTGGCCGCACGACTGCCCAAGGAGCCGCTGAATCCGGTCATGGCCGCGGGGAAGGCTGTCACTGATGCGCTCATTCCTTCGGCCAATGCGGCCGAGCCTGCATCGCCCTATGGCGGCATGAGCGACGAGGAACTGCTTGCCGCTTACCAGAAGCTGAAGGGGGGGGGCGCTGCCAGCACAGAAGCCACTCCGGCGCCTGAGCAGGTTGCACAGCCATCCGGTCTGGATCGCTTCATCGGCGGCGCAGTGAAGGGCACCAAAGACCTGGCAGGCGGATTGGTCCGTGGTGCTGGCTCCATCGGCGCAACGCTGCTTGCACCAGGCGATGCGATCCAAGATGCAATGGCGGGTCGCCCGCTGCTCGCAACGAACAAGGCGCGCCGAGCAGAAATGGACGCGGGCCTGCAAACCGCAGGGGTGGACACGAACTCCCTGAACTACGGCGCTGGCAAGCTGACATCCGAGATCGCTGGAACCGCAGGAACCGGGAACGTTCTTGGAGCCGGGGCAAAGGCTGCGGGAGCCGGGCCGAAGGTCGTGAATGCCCTCCGCTCGGGCGGAATGACGCTCGGCCAGCCTGGCGGCTCCGCAGTCGGCAACCTGCTTACGCGCACCGGTGCAGGGGCGACAGTGGGCGCCGCATCTGCTGGACTCGTTGACCCGGAAACCACGGGGACTGGCGCGCTCATCGGCGGCGCCTTCCCGGTGGTCACTCAGGCCGCGGGCACGGTTGGCCGGGCTATCGGGCGCACCATCACTGGAAAGCCTGTCGCCCCCGAGGTGAAGGCCCTTGCCGACCGCGCCGCCGAACTCGGCATCGACATCCCGGCTGATCGCTTGGTGAACAGCAAACCGCTCAATGCGCTCGCCTCCAGCCTCGACTACGTGCCGGGCAGTGGCCGCGCCGCGACGATGGACAAGATGAATTCGCAGCTCAACACGGCGCTGTCGAAGACCTTTGGCCAGAACTCCGACAACGTGACCGCTGCCCTTCGCAAGGCACAGGGGGATCTTGGCGGAAAGTTTGACAAGGTGCTGCAGTCCAACACCGTGAAGGTGGATCAGAAGTTCATGACCGATCTGGCCGACGCCTCGAACATGGCATCGCGCGAACTCGGCTCAGACGGCGCCGGGATCATCTCGAAGCAGGTTGACGACATCCTTGCGAAAGCAACCACGGGCGAAATCGAAGGCCAAGCAGCCTACAACATCAAGAAGACGCTCGACCGGATCAGCAATCGCTCGACACCCGAAGCCTTCTACGCCCGCGAGTTGAAGAAGAAGCTCATGGAGGCGCTGGATCGTTCGCTTGGACCAGCGGAAGCCGCGGCCTTCGCCAACGTTCGCAAGCAGTACAGCAACATGCTCAGCCTCGAAAACCTCGCCCAGAACGGCGCCGAGGGGAACATTTCGATTGCCCGCCTGGCGAACATGAAAAACATCAACAACCCCGAGCTACAGGAGCTTGCCGACATCTCAGCCCAGTTCCTGAAGAGCCGAGAAGGTGCCCACGGCGCAGCGCAACGGGTAGGGGCTGGCGCGTTGGCTCTTGGCTTGACTGGCCCTCAAGGGCTCGCGGCAGGCATGGCGACTGGCAGGGCGGCGAATTCGCTGCTCAACAGCTCAGCGATGCGCAACGCAGTGAGCGGGGCGCCTCAGTCGAATCGTCTGCTTCAGTTCGCTCGCAGCCCCGAGGTGGAGCAACTGCTGTACCGGTCAGCACCGGTCGCGGGGAGCCAGTAATCAGCGGCCAGTGAAGCCGCGCCACAGCCCGTAAATGAAGGCCAGCAGGACGAATGCGGCCAGTTTCCAAAGTTTGAACTCGATGTAGTCCATCGGGGGATTTTAAGCCACAGGCCACCTACGGGTGGCCTTTTTGTTTTCAGGAGCCCGCATGGCGCAATTTCTCGCCCCAATCATCAACGACCAGCAAGAAGACGCCAATGGCAATCCGCTTTCTGGCGGCTCCATCGAGGTCTATCTCGCCGGCACTTCGACGCCAGCAGCCACGACCAGCGACAAGGCGGGACTCATCCCGAACACCTGGCCCATCGTGCTCAACACCTTGGGTGTGAACAACCAGGGTGCGGTCTGGATCACTGGCGGCTCGGCCTACAAGTTTGTCATCAAGAACGCGGCTGGCGTCACTCAACGCACCATCGATAACGTCAGCGGCGTCAACGACACGACGATTGCCACAGACCAATGGATCGTCTATCAAGCAGCGCCCACCTATGTCAGCGCGACCTCGTTCACGGTGGCCGGCGATCAGACGCAGATCTTCCAGGCGCGCCGACGCCTGAAGACGACGAACACTGGCGGCACGATCTACAGCACGGTCGTCAGCAGCTCCTACGGCGCACCCAACACGACGGTGACCGTGACCAACGACAGCGGCGTTCTCGACGCGGGCCTGTCGCAAGTCTCCTACGGGATCATTTCGTCGCTCAACACGTCGCTACCGGGCGGCCTGCTCATCGGCGTTCAAACGATAGCGGCGAGCGCGGCGTACACGCCGACGAACGGGACAAATTCCGTCGTCATCGAATTGTTTGGTGCTGGTGGTGGCGGCGGCGGAACGCTAGCGACGGCTGCCGGCCAAGTCGCTGCCGGCGCCGGAGGCGGGGCGGGCGGGTATGTCCTGCATCGCATGACCTCGGGCTTTTCTGGCGGCGCAGTCGTGATTGGCGCTGCGGGCACGGCTGGCTCTGGAGCTAACGGAGGCGCAGGAGGGGCCACCTCTTTCAACGCCGTTATTGCCGGTGGTGGGGTTGGCGGCGCCGCTGGAAACAACGCCCCCACAAGCTCGTCAAATGGCGGGGCTGGAGGGGGCGTAAGCGGCGGCAGCGTGATAAACATCCAGGGGCAAGCTGGAGGGGCCGGCGTGGCTTCGTTTGCTGCCGGTTACGTTCAAGGTCAAGTCGGCGGCAACTCAAGAGCTGGCGCGACGGGGATTGCTGTCAATTGCGGTTTGGCAAATTCCTTCCCGGGCGCGGCAGCGGTGGGCCGAGGTGCGGGTGGCTGCGGCGGAGTCGCTGGTGCATCACAGGGCGCCACATCAGGTGGGGTTGGCGGTGCTGGCCTCGCAATCATCTACGAATATGCCTGAGCTTATCGAAGATGTGATGGGGTGTTCGGACGACTCCATTGCAATTCAAAGGGTGCTCGACAGGCTCGCTGCTTGTGGCGGCGGCAGCATATACCTTCCGGGGCCACGCACCTACAGGGCTGTCGGCCTGACTTGGTCGGGAAATGCCGACTCGCGGCTATGCATCTTCGGCGACGGGCCAGCGACGCGGCTGATGCTATCCAACACGACCGGCGACCTGTTCACCGGCATTGGCGGCAGCATCGACATTTGCGATATGGAGGTCGGGCACCCGGTGCACGGCGCATCCACCAACGGCTTCGTGTTCAAGTTCTATGGCGCGTTCGCCAACGTGCGCCGCGTGGGCTTTCACAACGGCTTCAACGGCGTTTACTGGGGTGACGGTTGCGACCAGTGCGGAGCGACCGACATCCTCGCGCGTGGCCTGAAGAACGATCTGTTCTTTGTCGATGTGTCGGCCAGCGCGCCTCCAGTGCAGCCGCAGCACGGCAATATGACGTTCAGCCATATCCGCTCGCAAGCGTACAGCACGAACACTGGCGCAGGCTTTCGCCTGGTTTCTGGCGACGGCATGTTCTTCTCGCACATCCAGGTGCACGGCTACCAGAACGGCGTGATTGCGCGGCCTTCCGCCAGCCGGAGTTACTTGGCGAACCTGTTCTTTGACCAGTTCACGGTTGACGGAGCGGGTGGGCCGGCCATCGCAGGACCGGGGGCGTGCTTCGACGGCACGGACAACATGCTGGCACGCGTGTATTTCTCCAATAGTTGGATTGGGGCTGTCGCTGGCGGGCGAGGCCTCCACGCCAAGAACACCCAGGTGTTCTCGTGGCGCAACGGCTCGATCATCGACAACGGCACTGACGGTGCTGTGTTCGACGTGGGATGCGAGGACTGTTCTATGGGGGGGGTGATTGTCACTGGCAACGGCCAGATGGCGCCCAACACCTACAGCGGCATCGTGGTGTACGGCGCTGATGGGGTCAAGATTTTCGACAACCGCTCGGGCGCGACGATAAACGGCACCGATTCCTCCACGCGGATGAATACCCAAAAGTACGGGATACACGTGGTGCTGCCATCCACGATCAATTACGAGGTTCACCACAACGATCTGCGCGGCAACCTGTCGGCAGGCTTCATGGACGGCGGCGGCACTGGTGGCCGCAGGGTCGTGCACGACAACTAGGAGCAGGAATGCAGCAAGACACTCAACCCGGCGAGCTTCTGGAAGCCATGAACAAACGTCTAGACGATGGCGACTCCCGCATGGGGCGCATTGAGGATGGCTTGGCCGCCAACACCGAAGCAACAAAGCGAATCGAGAGCAACACCTCCGACCTGGTGGAAGCATTCTCGAACCTCAAGGGGGCATTCAAAGTGCTCAACTGGATCGGCAAGTTTGCACGTCCTCTCGGGTACATCGCTGGCGCAATCGCGGCAGTCGTGAGTCTCTATACAGCCTTCAAGGCCGGGACGACCATCAAATGAGCGCCAAGGCAAAACTGATCGCCAAGGTTGGCGCACTGGCCGCGGCGGCTGCGGTCGCATTTGTCGCGAGCAAAGAGGGCACAGTCCTCCAGACGTATCGCGACCCCATCGGGATCATCACCGCCTGCACCGGCCACGTGGATTCGTCGCTTCGGCTCGGCACCACATACACGCCAGAGCAGTGCCGGGAAATGCTCTACAGCGACCTTGCCAAGCATGCCGACGACCTCGATTGCGTGAAGGTGCCGCTCAACGACAACCAGAAGGTTGCGCTGCTTTCGTTCACCTTCAATGTGGGCCGCCCTGCATTCTGCGGGTCTACGTTGGTGCGCAAGGCCAACGCGGGAGACATGCCGGGCGCGTGTGCAGAACTCTCGCGCTGGGTCATGGCTGGCGGCAAGACGCTGCCGGGCTTGGTCAACCGACGCGCCGCCGAACGGACGCTTTGCGAGAAGCCATGAACACAGAACGATATGCCTCCCGGAAGTGGCTGATCGCCGTCTTCCTGCTGATCGCGCCTACCGTGCTGCGCTTCTTTGGCTTGCTCGACCAAGCCGGTTTGCTGACCGTCTGGGGCAGCGTCACAGCGCTGTACTTCGCCGCGAACGTGGGCCAAAAGGCGCTCACAAAGGAAGAAAAATGAAGTGGTGCACCTACTGCGGCATGCAGGGGCACAGCGCCTCTGAGTGCACCAAGCGGCTCTTCTGGAGGCTGGCATGAACCCCTACCTCATCCTCGGCGCCGTCCTGTTCTGGGTCGCCTCAGTCGGTAGCGCCGGCTGGTTCGGCATGGGTGTAGGCGAAGACCGGATCATTTCTGAACAGGCAAAGGTCAACAAAGCCATCGACGAAACGAGGGCTGCGGCCCAGCAAGGAGCTGCTGATGCAATCTCTCAAATCAAGGTGGTCAACACCACCGTCAAAGGCCGCGTCGAAACCATCGTGCGCGAAAACACACGCTATATAGATTGCAAGAATACCGCGGAGGTGATGCGCAACATCAACGAGTCTCTGACCGGGGAATCTCCCCGCGACGATAGCGCCCCCAAGCAGTCTGAACGTGGACTCCGTGTCGCCGCGCCCACTCGGCAACCGTGATTTCTTCATCCTCGTGCAAAACGAAAACATTTCTTCTGGTGTTGCTGTGCTGCTCAACCAGTGTTGCCCATCGGCAGTTCGAGGGCTCGTAGTCGCCGTCGTTGTCTTTGCGATCAACGGAATGCAGCGGGGACGGGCGCCTGCCCATATCTTCGAGGAAGTTCGTCAATGATTCGCGCCACCTCTCGCACACCTTTACCCCTCGCGCTCCGTAGTTGGCGTAGCCAAGCGTATTGGGATTTGAGCAACGCTGCTTCATCGAATTCCAGATCGCTGCCTCTGGTATGCGGCCGAGCCCGTGCGTTGTTAATCGCTGTTTTCCGCCATCTTTCTTTAGGCACCCGCAAGACCGATGCCGACCCGAGCGCAGGGCAGCCCCCTCCGACAGGACTTCTTTCCCGCAATCACAAAGACAACGCCACAGTGGAACTGTGCGCCGCCGACCACCAACCTCAATCACCAGCAATCTTCCATAGCGATTACCAGCCTCATCGATCAGTCTTGGCATATGCGGTTCTCCTGAATATCATTCTACTCTCTACTGGCTGCGCGACATCAACGCCGCCCTCACGGGAGACGCAGCCGAGCCCGCTGGTGGTGGCAAGCTGCCCGAAGCTGGCGCCCCTAAGCGATGACAGCTTTGGCGCCACGACGCTCAAGCTGATCGAGGTGGCCGGGCAGTACCGCGAGTGCCGAGAGGCAGCGCTTGCAGGCCAGCCGGTCAAGCCTGCAGACTACTCGCTCTGGCCGAAGCGCTAACGCTTCCCCGCATTCAGCCCGATATAAGCCGAGTCCCTGCCGGGTCGTAGCGCCTGCGCTCGTTCTCGATCAGATCATCGAAAGCGCTCTGGAGCGACGGCTCGACTGGCTGGGGGATGTACTCGATGGTCCCGTCAGCATGTTGAAGAACTGTGCCCGTACCGCAAGCCATCACATCCGCCATCGCCTTGGTGTAAGGCTCGATATTTTTCAGAAAAGCTTGCTGCGCCAACGCACCCATGACGCGCTCCAATGCATCTAGGCCTTCCAGCCCGCGTTCGTCGCAGTAGCGCAGGGCATCGAAGCGAATCTGCTCAAGCTCCGGGGTGAGCCGGGAGATGTTGGTGGCCGTCGTCATACTCAATCCTATCCTTTCTGCCCCTCCATAGAGGGAGGGGAGGGTTAGCCGGCCATTGCAGCGGCAGCTCGGATGATCGCGGCGTGCGCCTTGATGATGTCTCCGCGCACTTCGTCATCGACCTTTTCCATTTCCCACTTGACACCTCGACGGTCGCACAAGTCCGCAGCGATGCCCATAGCGGCGGTTTCGGCCCAGTCGGAGGCCACAAATCCGGGCGCATACGAGTACGTGGTGCCGTGCTTGAGCATAAATTCGGCGTAGTCGATTTCTGTCACATCAATCCTCCTATACGCACAAGGCGGTTTATCCCTGATGGGTGGGGGTGGTCACGCGAACACGGCGAGGCAATCGCACTCGCTGTCGTACCGGATGCCGCAGCGCCGCAATTCCAGCAGCTGCTCGTCCGTCGCCGCCTTGTTCAGGGCCTCGCAGTCGATTTCCAGGTAGTACTCGTCGTGCTCTGCAGCGCAGATGATCGGCAACGTGCCGGGCACCAACTCGTCGAGCAGCAGGAAGGCGTGCAAGTCGCGGCGCTGTGCCCGGGGGTTGGCAACCAATTGCCACGCCAGGAACTCGGTATCGAATTGCTCAAATCGTTCGCCTAGGGTCTTCATTCTCAATCCTCCTTCAATATAGGGATAGGTCGATCTACAGAGGGGAGGGGGTCAGGCCGGCTCGTAGGTAGCGGCGAAGATGTCGGCTTTACAGGGGTAGATTTCGCCCTTCACGCCCGTGATCAGCATGTCCTCGCGCCCCATCTTCATGGTGCCTTCGAGTGTCGGAATCAGATAACAGTCGTCGTTCTCATGCGTGATGGGATGGCCGGCGTAGGTGAACGACCACGGCATGCCGCGGACGATGTTCCCGCCATTGGCGATCCCGAACTCCACGAGCTCGTCGAAAGTGATGGCCTCGATAACAACGGGCTTCTTGCGGTACTGGGTCATTTTCTATCCTTCAATCGTTGGTATTGCCCACTGAACGCCAGAGGGAAGCGCGGCCAGATTGGGGCCGATGTTGGAATATGGATTCACGGCTTTTCGCCCGTGGTTGCGGGATTGGCGCACGGGCCTGATTCGGCGGTAGTCGTCAGGTAAATTCTTGGACAACTGGAGGCATTTCAAGCCGTCCAGGCGCTCCATGCGAAGCGCTTTCCCCTCTGTGGCATACTTCGCGCTTTCAGCGCTTGGTGGATTGCAAATCCGTCTAGCCCGGTTCGACTCCGGGTCGCGCCTCCACCATTCATGCGGGTTACTTGCTACAGGGATCATAGCAACCGGGTAGCAGCAAGGTAAATTCTTGCCCATCACGCTACCTTCCTCCCCACGCTAAACACGGCTTCCCGAAGCTGCTCCTGCATGAAATGGGTGTACCGCTTCATGGACTGAGCAGAACGATGCCCAAGGACCGCGCCCACTGCGTTGGCACTTGCCCCTGCCGCGACCATTGCGGAGGCCGCAGAGTGCCGCAGATCGTGAAAGCGCAGGCTCGGCATGCCGATGGCCTTCTTGGCTTTCCCAAAGTGGTAGTGCTGGGCGAACTTCGTCCGCTGCGGCTTGCCCACGTACCGACGAATGTTCGGGTGGATCGGGATGATGCGCGGATCGCTGTTCTTGGTGTCGTTCAGCATGAAGGCCGTGCCCACCACGCGGGCGCGGCGGATCTCGTCGGCCCGCATGCCGCTGTAGAACGCGATCAGGATTGCGGCGCGGGTCTGGGGGTCTTTGCAGGCCCTGGCCAGCGTCAGCACTTCGGCCCGGGTCAGGAACACCGTGCGGGCATTGCGGACCTCGGGCACCGTTACTCGGGCGGCTGGGTCGTTTTCGCACATGGCATGCATCTTCCAGGCGTAGCGGCAAGCCGCCGTCAGGTAGCGGATGCGGTTCTTGATCGTGGCCGGCGCCAGTGGCTTGGGTGGCACCTTGGCCGCAATCTCCGCCGCCGACTGTTCTCGAGTTGCCTTCTTCCGGTAGGCCGTGCACACGTCTGCCAGGGCAGAGAGCGGGCGCCCCGTGTAGTAGGGCGACATCAGCTGCAGCTCCTTGCCGGTCGTCTTGCCGTGCTTGAGCTCGGGCAGCCGTTCGCGGACATACACCTCGACAGCGTCATCAATCGACCGCTCCGCGCCGCCTACACTGGTCGCAAGTGCGTAGAGCCTGGCTGATTCTTTCCGGTCGAAGGCGTCGGCCTGGGCTTGATTCCAAGCGCGAGGAAGGCGCTTTTGAGCCCGGACCCGTCTACCTTCGATACGGCGACTGAACTCAAAGACGAAGACACCGCTCGCCTTATCACGGTAGATCGACATGATGCTTTGAACTCCAGAATGTCATCGCGTTCGAAAATCACCCGGCGCCCGACGCGGTGGCAGGGCAGGGGGCCGGCTGGGGCCGCCAGGGTGTACATGGTACGTGGGGCCACGCCGAGCAGGTCTGCGGCTTCTTTGGCGTTCATGCAGACCCCTCGAAGTGGTTGTGCTTCTGGCTGTTCTCGATGAACGTCAGAACCTGTAGGTTGTTTTCGACGTGAAGGCCGGACACTTCCCGGCCACACAGAGGCACCTTGTGATCCACCTGATGCAGAACGCCGGTTTCCTTGGTCAGCCTGCGCGCTTCTTCATAGACCGCCTTGATGGCCTTTTTGTCCGCCCAGGCAGGCATGCGGCTGATCGCTTTCGCGCGAGCGTTCGCCCCGTAGTAGTTGCGTGGCGTCTGCCCGGCAACGTCCGCGGCGCCTACGGCACTGTGCTGGCGCAACCACCGGCCCACCGTCACTAGGTTGTAGCGCTTGCTGCGCGAGAACTCCGTCTTGATGTACGGGAGACCGCGCGCTTCCAGGCGGCGTACCGTGCTCTCGCTGATCCGCAGGCGGACGCAAAGCTCTTGGCGGGTGAGGTCGTTCATGCTGCCGCGCTCCCTTCCTTTTTGAACATCCACGGCCTGACCTCGAAGGTGGGGATCACTTCGTTGTCCACGTAGGGCTCCAGAATCACAGAGGTGTCGGTGGTGGACGGCCCCTCGAAGAACAGCACTTCGGTTTGCGCGCCGAAAAAAATGCTGTGGATCTCGTGAGCTTTCATCGAGTACCACTCGCCCTCCTTGAAGACCTCATCAGCGAATTCGTAGCGGCCAACGACAGGCGCCCGCTTCTCGTACTTGCCCATGTCGCTGAACACGAGGGCCGACTTGGCGAACAGGTCGCCGCGCTGGCCGTAGACGAATGTCCACTTGCGGTTTGTCACGCGACCGCGCAGCACGAGGCATTGAAAGTCGAAACGGTGCGAGTGCGGCGTGATCGGCTCCTGGTGCTCGCGCTCGCAATAGAACATCCGCACGCAACCGCCGTCATGCTTGGCGCCGATCACCCAACTCGTGAGGCCGGGGATTACGTAGTTGCCGACGCGCCCGCTGCGCATCTGGCGGAGCATGGTTAGATCGATGTTGCTCATGATCCTCCCTCCCCCTCTTTCTCTTGACTGGCCGGATTTCCCAGCGCCTTCCATGCGCGCTCGGCATTGGCGAGTTCTTCCGTCGCCCGCTTCAGGTTCGACTTCGCTGTTTGCGGGCGGCTCCATTCCGGGAATATTTGCGGTGATGCGCGCTTCATGGCTCGGACGCTCTTCTGTGCGCTCTTGATGGAAGCATCGAGCCTGACGTGATATTCGCTCATGCCTGGCCCCCAGTGCCCCTGATGACTTTGGCGCATGCTTCTGCACCGATTGCCGTTGAAGTCATCACGAGATCGCCGTCTTCATCCGCGCGATCACACGCATCTTTTATCTCGTCGCACAGCTTCGCAGCTCTCTCAGTAGCAGCTTGGTAGCCCTTCCACAGGCTGAACTCGTGGACGTTATTGGCAAACCATAACCCGTGCGCGTTGCGTTCTGCATAACGCTCTTGCAAGGCCCACGCCTCGAAGTCTTCGCGTAGTGTGCTCATGCTCCCCCCCTGATCAGCCGCTGCTCGAGCCGCGTCGATTGCGGCGCGCAGGTTTACAGCGTCATGGCCGTAGCCGTTGCCGTCCGTCCAGACCCAGCTATCGCGCGAGTCCCTGTAGCCAATCGAGTGCTTGATGCGGCCCGGATTCTTGTCCATCCAGTCCAGCCGGTCGGTGTCCGCCTCTTTGGCAAGGAGAGAGGCTTGGGCGCCCCGGTAGCATGCATTCCAGCCGTCGCGGTGATCAGGGTTGATGTGAGAGGCTTGCGGGTGGTACGGTGCAAATTCATTGCCGCACTTCCACGCAACCACAGGAAGGGCGTCGGGCTTTTGGTCGGTGGTCATTTATGCGGCCTCCTTGTCGCCAGGCAGAGCGGTTGTTTGCGCGGTCTTGAGAGCGTCGATTACCCACGGCTGAGCACCTTCCCATGGGTGCGGCCTGCCGCAATGCTTCTCGAAAGAGGCCCGGGCGATTTCATTTGCCTGTTCGTCGGTCAGCGCCTGCTGCACGGTGGTGGGCTGGGTGAGGGCGGCGGTGCGCGAAAGCTCGTGGCAAGTCCAGCCGTTCCGCTCAAGTTCCGCTCGCTGCTCGGGAATGTCGGTGTAGCTGTAGCCGAGACCCGCTACCGGGGACTGACATTGCCACGCTACGACCATCACCTCACCCGGCGCTGCCGGTGTTGCGGCTGGAGGGGTGGCTGGTGCTTCCTCGCGCGATGCGAGCGAAGCGATCACCTTGCGAACGCGCTGCGCATCGAGCGTGTTGCCGCGCTTATCTTCAAACGCCGCCCAATGCGCTGCGTAGCCAAGGGCTTCATGCAGCACGGCGGGGTTGATCGCGGCCTCCTGCTCGCGCGCAGCGATAGCGGCACCGGGTGCGGCGAGGCAAAGGGCGCGAGACTGGTACACCATGCCCCAGTGCAGCGAATTTGCTTGGATGGCGATGTGATCGCGTTCAAGGCAAGTTGTCCATTCGCTCCACGTTGGGTTGTTCGGTACGCGCTTGCGGCACTCCCAAGCCACCGGCTCTGCCCCTGCCTGCTTACTGGTGGAGAGTGACGCGCGCAGGGTTATTTCAACGTCGTCGTGCAATTCCGCCATTCGAGTCATGTCGCAAACGTTCTGGCTGCCGTGCTGCGCCCAGAATTCGCGTGCGGCCACGAACCCGCTGGTCCGTTCGCACATCTCCCATGAAAGCCACGAAACGCGAGTTTTTTGCATGTCCCATGGGTCGCCGTTGTCTTTCAGAAGGCCCGCCGAGTGGGCGTAGGCTTTCCAGCGTTCGTAGGTGCTCATTTGGACGCCTCCCCGATGCCATGCGCTCGCTCGATGACGCGCGCGATTTCCAGATCGCCCTCGGGCCAATCTCCGGTTTGCGAGAACTGAAATTCGATGGCATCGCGGATTGCCTCATCCGTCAGGGGCTTCCGCGCTGCCCTGTCGGCTGCGACGTATGCGCGCATCGCCTCATCGCTATGGCCTCGAAAGATCGAGCCGAAGCGGGATGTACCTATGAACTGCGCTTCAGGCAGAGGCGGAAACGCTTCGCGCTCATCCAAGCAGCCACCGTTAAGTTCTTCAGTCATGCGGGGCTCCTTTGGTTTGGCGGTTTCGGCTGAGCGGCGCGCCCGGATGTGACGGCAGTCCGCGATGTCGCATTCGGCGCAGATTTCGACGGCGCTCATCGGGCTGCTCCTTCCGACTCGACACTGTTCAGGGCGGCTTCGGCCATGGCGATCTTCTCGGCGTTGGCGCCAACTGAATTGGCTGCGGCATAGCCCTTCGCCATTGGCAGGACGAGCATCAGAGCGTGTGCAAGTTGGTGCTTGATGGCGATGTGATACGTCATCCGGCGATGCAGCTTTTCTGGCGTACCCGGACCCGGGTTCTTCGGCAGATCGACGTCGATGTCTCGGTAGTCCTCGCCACTCAGGGCGATCAAGGCACGTTGCTCAATCCACCGTGTGCGGCGGGTCTGGCTGCGACTCCTTGCTGCCGTGCGAGCGATGTGATCCAGCGCCTGAGCCAAGACCAGCGGATCGACCTCGGTTGCAGCTTTGTAGGCGCGCGGATATTCGTGGGTGACTTCGCTCACGATGCCTCCCCCGTAGCGGCAGTAGCGGCGATGGCAGCGTGGTCCGCGCAGTGGCTGAATCCTTCGTTATCCGGCCCGAAGCCTTTGCCGCACGAGCTGCAGGAGGTTGATGGAAAGCGTGCGCCCGCGCGGCCGCCAGGACGCTCGCGAAAGATGGGAGCGGTGTATTCGTCGGAATCGGCGATCACGGCTTGGGCGCGGGGGGTAAGTTGGGCGGTCATGCAGCCTCCGGTTGTTGTGCTGCTGCGCGGTCAGCCGCCTTCAGGCGCTTGATCGCCGAACGCAGTTTTGAGTGCGACTTGAGGTAGTTCCAGATGAACACTTGTTCGTCGCCGTCATCGACGCCGGACACCTGTTCGTAGGCTGCGACTTCATCGCCCTCGCCGTTGTTAAACAGCTCCACAGCCATGTCCGCAGCGGCGCGCAGTTCTTGCTCGCGCTCCGGCGCAATGCTGGAGACTTCCTCGACATTGCGGGTCGGGCTGTGGCGAATGGGCTCATCGGCGTACAGCACCTTGCCCTCCATCTCGTCGGCGGTCGGTTCGCTGCCGATTTCCGGGAACGCCTTCCGCAGGGCCTGTGCCTCGGCGCACTTGGCGATCTGGCCGTATGGGCGCTTGGCCCACATCGCGTTCGGCGCAATGCTCTTGTCCTGACCGCCCTTGACGGCGTAGTTCTCGCGCCAGAACTCCTTCGCGGTGAACTCGACAATTTCACCGGTTGCGAGGCGGCGCTTCACGGTCACGCGGCACCATGCTGGATAGGTCGTGTTGGCGCCGCCGATGACCTCAGTCACGTCCGGGCCGAACTCGGGCTCAGACACGCCAGCGCAGCCATTGCGGGCCGCCTGCGTGCGGTACAGGCCGATGCCTGGCATCACCACGTCGCGCATCTGCCGCGTCTTGCCGTCCCACATGGGCACGATGTGAACGGGCTTCTGCATCGGGTCCAGACCGGCTGCTTTGCAGTAGCCGAGAACCATCTTGATTGAAGCGGGCGCCGCGCCGGGGTAGAGGCTGGATCCGAGAACGGCCAACAGGTCTTCTTCGCGGAGTGCGAGGCTGGTGTTTTGGGTTGCGAGTGCGGTGCTCATGGTGTCTTTCAGTACCCCATGCCGTAGATGGCCGCAGCAATAAGCCCGGTCACCACCAGCATGATCAAAGCGAAGGAGAGGACGACAGTCACGAACGGAGCCGAAGGCATCTCTTCGGCTGCGTCGGTGTTGTCACCGAGAGGGCTGTGGAGGTAGTTCACGATGCCTCCTTGGCTGCACGCTCAGCGGCGTACTTGTCCATCGCTTCGATGCCCTCGGCGCAGTACAGCTTCCCGTCGCGCTCGATCATTTCGGACGCGGGTTGATACTTGCCGGTGTACGGGCAGCGCGTGAAGAAGGCGTACATCTCGCGCAGCGCGTCGGCGGTGGCCTGCGCCTCAGAAAGGACGCTCTCGTAGCAGAAGCTGTAACCCTCGTCCCAGTAGTGGCCGAAGTCGCAACCGATCTTGACCGCACGAGGGGCGCCATCAATGCCGCCAAGCTTCTCGTAGTAGGTCACTCCGCCGTGCCATTGGGCCGAGGCAAAGTAAGCTTCGTAGTACGCATAGCAAGGCTCGTCCCAGCCGCTGGAGCGCTTGTGAGTGGAGGCGGGAGCCAGCCAGAATTCGGCGAACTTATCGGCTGGCAACATCTGCTCAGTGACAGTCACGTAGTAGCACCAGGTGCCGTCGCTGTCGTTGTAAGTCTTGTTGGCGTAGTCATACTTGCTGCGACCATGGTTAGAGATTTCGAGGTACAGACCGTTGTGCTCGACGCGCTTCTTGAGCGACATATCGGCATCAATCGGAAAGCCAGCAACGCGGATCGGTTCGTTCACGGTCTACTCCTTCATCGCGACATTCGCCGCTTCTTGGTTGTTGGATGCCGCATCTGCGGCTACATCTGCTACGACTTGAGCGGTAAGCTCTTCTGTACCGGGATGCTTGTGATCGAGGTAGGCGTTCAGGTACAGAACCGCGAACATGGCGGCAATGCTCAATGCCCAGTTGGTGGAGGCTTGGCGGAGGGCGGTCATTCGGATTCCCTTCCGACTTCGTGGCCGAACTCGTCGAAGATGTCGCAGCAGAGTTCGATGAGACGCCTGCGGGCTGCCGACTCTTCATCGCTTGAAACCGCTTCATCGAGGTTTTCGTAGCAGTCACGCAAGTCCGACAACGTATTGCGGAACCGGCAATAGCTCATGTTGCTCATGCGCGCTCCAATCGTGAGTCGTGAGTTGCTGGCCCCGGATAGCGACGGAATGCGTCTGCATCGGGCACGTCAAGATCAAGGTCTTGTGCGATGGTCACGAGCCGTTCTTTGGCTTCGTGCTGTTCCGGAGCGCACTGGGCGGCCAGCATGTTCACCATGTCTGAAAGCTCGGCATCGCTCATGCCGCCCTCGCGCCAGATCTGCTTCATCTCTGCGCGGAGGGTCAGGAGGCGGGCTGCGCGCCAGTGGGCTCGGGTCATGGCGTTCACGATTCGGCTCCCTTAGCAGCCTTGATGAGGTTGCGATTGCCGTAGTCGTCCTGCACGTCCTGAGCTTCGCGACCGGTTGCCTTGCAGATCAGGTCACGCAGCCGCCAGAGCTTCAGCTGTCCTTCCGGCGAGTGCCGGCCCGGCCATTCGTTGTGAATGTCGGCAAGAAAGATGTACTCGGATTCGACTGCGGCAAGCAGTTCGGGAGCAGCGGCTTGCAACAGCCAGTCCTCTTTATTCTCCGAGCACCATGGGTAGTACTGGGCGTTGCCCTGGAAAGGGACGCCGTCACCAGAGACGAGATACCAGTCGCCGTTCTCGCTCTGGCGAAACGTCCAAGGCCCTTTCGTATGCGTGCTCATACCCGCGCCCCCGCAATAACCCGGTCCATAGACCTCAGTTCTGCTTCAGTGACAGGAGCAATGCGGCGCTCGAAGCCGGGCATGTCGAATACGACAGGGGCCAGCGTCAGTTCAGCGGCTTCGGGAGACTTATCGACGATCACGCTTTTGTTGAGCGGGTCGATGCGGCGGTTCAGGTGGATCACGAGGCTTCTCCTTGATTGGGGGCGGGGAGCGAGGCGCGGTGCTGCCAGACGTTCCATGCGAACTGCTCGACCCACGCGCGGTGCACTTCGAATTCAGGCATCCACTCCGGCATTGAGCCGAGGCACGCTTTGAATGCTTCGTACTCGGCCTCGCAGGTTGGGCAAGCCTTTCCGCCCTCATCGGGGCTGTAATAAGACGGGCCGCCGATCCATCCGGAGCCGCCGCACGTCGCGCACTTGCGGCTGTGGAGGCCAGCACCCCCATCCACCCAAGAAGGCCGAGGCGTTTGCTGCGGTTCAGGCTGGCACCCAGCGCAACCTCCGCCGCATTCGGGATAGGAGCAGGGAACTCTTGTGGGGGCGGTCATGACGATGCCTCCGGGAACTGCGATGCGGCCCAGTTCATCAGCGCCAAGACTTGCGCCGAGTCGCTTCGATTCGTCACCTCCTGACCGCCGAACACATCCGGCAGCGTGACCATGTCGCCCTTTTCGTTGAACACGGCGCACTCGGCGTTGTCGCTGCCCATGTCGCCGAGACGTGCGTGGTGTGCGTCGGTGGACTCGCCCGGCTCGCGATAGGCGTTGTAGTTGTCGCAGTAGTTGCCGTAGCCGAACTGCACGCTGATCTGGTAGCCGTTCGGGAACGTGATCCCAAAGCCTTTGCCCTGGGTGATGCTGAAGGCTTTCATGACTTCACCTCTGCCTTGGCGATGGCGGCGCGGGCCTTGGCAAGCCACTGCTGCTCTTTCATTTCTTGCAGCGTGCTTTCGGCTGGCTCGTCGTGAGTGCGCACCATCAGGATTAGCGACTCCAGCAGTTCAGGAGCGGCGGCGATCAGGCGAGCGTTGGCTTCTTCTCGACCCGTAATGAAGTCGCTACCGGACCAGTTCTCTGCTATGTCGCCGCGCGAACAATCGGCAATTCCAGTGACGGCTTGGGAGTTAACGAAAGGCCCATTCGTCTCCCACGGCCCCGGAGTAAACGCCGCGCTCACGACTTCACCCCACCATGCCCAGCAGCAGCACTGCGGACGAGGTCCATGGAATGAAGCTCTTCCAGCGTCAGCGGTCGAATGCGCGACTGGAAGCCGGGGATGCTGAATTCGAGCGGCGCCAGTTCTGCCTCAAGCTCTACAGGCGAGGACTGAACGACGATGACCTGGTGCCGGGGGCAGATGCGGCGGCTGACAGTTTCGGGAGGGAACATCTTCATCTCCAAGTGATGCAGCGGTTTGCTGCCTTGGGATGAAGTGTGTCTCAGATGAACTTAGATGTCAATCCAAGACGTACATCTGCCATAGAATACGTTGTCATATGCTGTATGGCTAAAACGGACATAGGCGCATAACGCGGGCGTAAAAAAGCCGCCTCAAGGGCGGCCTACAGGATTGAGTCGGGCGAATGGGTCAGTTACATGTTGTGTAAATCTGGTTCCCTATTCGCTGGCTTGTGCAATTGGTCTGCCGCTGGATCGGCATCTGATAGACAGGGACTTGATAAGGGGTGGGTAGAGGCTGGTAGGAGCGGGTTGGTAGTTGGGGCTGCACACCGCTTGGAACTGTGGACTCGACGAATGGACCGGGCGAGGGCGGGGTATCACCTGGCCGCAGCTCGTCGGCACGGGGCGGCCGGTAATTTGCATTTCTGGGTTGCTCAGCACATCCTAAAACCAAGAAAGTCGCACAGGCCAAAGCTACGGTCTTCATGTTGCTTCTCCATCTACCAGGCGAAAGCGGGCGCCTGTCTCCCTATCGCGTTTCTTGTGGATCGCGGCCATGAATGATGCCAGCTAGCTCGTCGCCGAGCGCACCGATCATCCCCCGAGCAAAAGTGGGGTTCTTGTAGCACATGCCCGCCACATTCGTGACGTAGCGATTGCGTTTGAGTGTCACGGCGAATGCAATCCCGGTGACATCGCCGGCCTTAGCCCCCTCTAAAAGCGTTTCCAGCGCTTCCACGGTGTCGCGGCTGATGTAGTCGTGCACAAGCTGATATGGCATCTTTCCCTCGAAGGCTCTTTGTCAAAGGACGCCGAAGTTCGTATCGGGCTTCGTCTGCCCGTCGAGCATCTGGTTAATCAGGTATTTGATTCGAGCGGTCACCGCCAGCACCTGGGCCGGGTCATCGCGGTAGTCGCCAGCCAGTCCGATTCCGTGGTGCGAGTCGCCGATCTTGCAGGCGAACGCCAGACCGGTCATCTCGCCGGAGTCAACCAGCCGAATCATTTCCTCAAGAGTCGCGCGAATGTTTTTCGCGCGGTACTCGCGAATCTCTGTCACTTTTGCCATCAGGGGCTCCTTTCGCCGGAGTGGTGCTTCCTATGAATTGGACGTGGCCCGACATGCCGCGGCGCAGCGTTGGGCGTGCTGGGTCGTCAGTTCCTGTGGCCTGTTTGGCCTGCTGGGAATGCTCTGCCGGCAGCAAAGGGTTCTTCGCGGTCTTTGGCTCATACCTGAAGGGGGCAGCCCTAGTAATCGGCATTACTTGCTCGACCTGCTCATCTGAAACTGACGGCCCTTGGATGACAGCAAACAAAGCAAGCCGCTCCTCATCGGACAGTTCCATCATTACTTGTGCGGCACGCTCCACCTTCGGGCTGACGGCAACCTTATTACCAAAAAGCAGAAAGTCGGCGCTTGTATCAAGTTTTTGGCATATAGCGGCAAGCTGCATTACGTTGGGAAAGCCATTCCCGTTCAGCCACCCATAGACCGCAGCTCGACCTAAATCCCCGTCCAACACCCCGTTTTTTCGCGGCTTCAGCCCACGCCCGAGTTCGGGCATGGTGATGTTCTTCTCTTTCATGCGCCTGCGTAAGCGGTCGCCGAAGGTCTCTTGTTCACTCATGTTTTGAGCATAAGAGGCCGTTCCTTCATGACAAGTCAGTTGTTCATCCAGGATTGACGACACATGTGTGTTTAAGACATACTGTGCGCATGACCGAATGGACCCACATCTTCGACCAGCGCGGAATCCAGTCGCGCTTAGCACGACAGCTCCAGGTTTCCCGCCAGGCGGTTAACGCTTGGAAGCGGAACGCCTACGTTCCAAAGGACCACGCAACGCGGTTTGAAGAACTGACCGGGGTTCCTCGTGAAGTCTCCTGCAATGACTTCCAGTGGGCCAAGCCAAAGCGCGCCAAGCAGAAAGCCGAGGCCTAGATGACCCGCCTCCTTTCCATCTTCCTGCTGTTCTTCGGCGTGACCTTCGGATCGCTCGGCTACGTCGATCACGAGCCTGTCATGGCCGCTTTGGGTCTGGTGCTGACTCTGATTGGCTTGTTCGGCTTCACCTTGAAGGAGTGAGCGATGGCCTACGCATTCCTCGGCATCTACATCGTTGTCTTGATCTTTTGC